TGTTCTAAGGCGGTTGCCACCGCCCGACTTATGGCCCGGTTGGTCGTCCCGTGGATCATAGTCGCCCGGCTCGGCGCCTGGACTAAGACCGACTGCACAAATGGCAATTGTTGCGACCACTCCAGAGTTCCGGCGAGGCCGTTGGCATTGATCGCGTCCACAGTTTTTTTGCTCATCCTGAGCATGGCCCGCTCGACGATTGCGACCAGATCGGGGAGGGCGCCGTCCGGCAAGAGCGCCGCGGGGTTAAAGTCCGGCGGAAATTCTTTGGACTCCGCGCCGCTGCGCTCCATCCACCGGCCCAGGATGCCGTCGACCCGATTCCTCAGTCCGCGGAAAAACCTCTGGACTTCTTTGGTCATCTGGTCGGTCTCGGTCTCTCTATCTTCCAGCAGTTGGCGCCTTAATATCCCGGCCCTCGGTGCCACACGCGGCGCCTTTAGAGTCGGCCATTCTTTGAGCGTCCCGGTCGGGAGCGATTCCTCCACCGGCGCGGCGCCGACAGCTACCGGGGCCGGAGCGCCTTCGGCTACTTCAAAGACTGCCGCCGGGATACGACGGACTGCTCCATCCATGACCGCCTCAAGTCCAAGCTGGTCGCGGGCTTCGTTCAATGTCAGGATGCCGCCGGCAAATAGCCCGGTCACTCTGGATGTCATAGCCTCCCGGTCGTCAAGGCCGGACCGCATCGCGGCCCAGTCTACCGTCAGGGTTTCATTGCCGGGGTAGTCGTCCATCATGTTCCGGTTAAAATGCCGGAGGATTCGGGAGACCATCGGCTCCAGAGTCTCGGAGTGGAAGGCCATACGCGCCTCCCGATAATTGCTGTAAGTCGAGCGCTGCAATCCCACATTGGCGCCGACCAGAATGGCCGGGACGCCAAAGACGGCGCAGATACGGGACTCGGTCAGGTCGTGGAGTTCCGGCAGCGCCATGTCCTTGGGCGAGTTAGCCATTGGCACATAGTCGGCATCCTCATCCAATATGGCGACGCGGTGGAAGTTAGACTTGCCGCCGAACTGGGAGCGCCACCGGGAGCGGATCACGCTGGCTTCTTCCTGGCTGTTAAGGCGGCGCTTGATTTTCAATAAACCGCTCGGGACACCCGCGTTCTGAAAATAAACTTTGGCGAAGTCGGTCATGTTCAAGTCTAGGTTGACGTTCCGCGCCAGGACTTGTAAAGGACTCAAGCCGTACAGATCGCCGCCCGGATTCGGAAGCGCCAGATGACAGATGTCCTCTACCGGGATGGAGTAGTCCTTGCCACCGACCGTGTAGACGTATCCCTCGGCCCCATGATCTCCGCCAATGATGCGGACACGGTCGGGCCGGAGGTGGTAAAGCGCCGAGACTTTGCCGGCGCGGTTCCGCTCCTTGAGGGTGTAAGTGTTGCCGGCCACCATCAGGAAGGTGACAAGATTTTCTATGAAGGAGTACCAATCTGATGTCGGGTTGGGCTTGGAGGTCAGGTCGTAAAGAGCGCCGGCGGTTATCTCAACGGCGCCGCCGTCAACGGCTGGGGCCTGGACGTAATACCGGGGCGAGGCTGCGGAGACGGCCAGCTCACGGATGCAAGCGTGGACAATCTCAGACTTGCCGTAGCCTTCTGACGCGAATGATTCAAAGTTGGCGTCCGGGTAGGTAGCTTGGCCCACGTCATAGTTGAGCGGGACAGCAATCGCCACATCGCCGGGAGCTTTGCTGAGGAAATCCCAAAATGCCAAAAGCGACCTCCACCGGCTTCGGGCGAAAGATCGCCTCGGACACTTGCCGGTCAGGTCACTATCGGATAATCTAGCACAAGAAAACGGAAACATCAAGCGGCGAGGTGTAGATGCCAGAACTTGGAGAGAAACGGCGAGGCGACGCAATCGGGAGAGTGCCGACTAATTATTATGTCTGGGTCGAGTGTCCGGTCTGTAGTCTGAGCAGGTGGGTCAATCCGAAAGGGCCGTATCAGCCGGCGCTGAACAAGCGCCGGCTTTGTACCGACCACGCTCGGGACGCCCGGCGGCATAACTTTAATCTGGAGGGTGAGAGATTCCCACAGGTCAGGGGCTTTGAGTAGACGCGGAGAAGATCGGGCGAATTGGCTCATTCTCTCCGCTCTGGCATTAGACAAAAGAAAAACCCCGGCGTTGGCCGGGGTTTGATTGGTGGGGCGATGATCTCCTTATTTCATCTCTAGCTGGTAGCGGTTATATTTCAAATCGCCGCTGGTACAGATAATTTTCTCTGGCCCAAAACCTAGGAGGTGATTGGTAGCTTTCACTCTCCGTCCGTAGTAAATCGTCCCAACGATGGAGTTCTCACTCGTCCGTTCTACTCGATAAGTTAGCGTTCTGGCGTTGGAGTTGCATCCCTGAACCTTGATATATTCTGTCATATTGTTCCTCCTAATTTGTTGTTATATACATTATATATGGAAGGGATACGCGCTGTCAAGCGATTATATAATAAGTTTAATAAATTGATGACAGGGGCAAGAGCAATCGGCAAGCCGGCAGATACCATGTGAATCAAAGACACAAGCCAGAGACTTCATCCCGCCTCATTTCTAGTCTTGCATCGGGCGCAGGTTATGACCGTCCCGCGCTCGGCCTTCTCAGCCAGGAGCTTGCCACAGTGGGAGCAGCGTAGTTCTTTGGTCCTCACCAGACACCGACTCCCGGACCCGTGGCCGAGTAGCACATCGCCAGGGCGTCGGCATCGTCCGGGCTGCCGCCGCTGGACCTCTTCTTGAAGTCGTCTTTTGACTCCAGCTTGATGCGCCGGTCTCCCTGGACTGTGTAGCGCCTTGCCGATAGCTGAGCAATAACGGCGGGATTGTCGTCGATGTCGATCGTCCCATCCCGGAACGCTTGCCCTAATTCCAGCCACGCCTCCGCTATCGCGTTGACGTATCGGTCGGAGCGTCTGGCCTTCTCGCCTCCGTTAAACGGGACAATCCTCACACGACCGCCGGCCACGCCTTCTTCGTTCAGCCGGTCCGTGACTCCACCGCCCACGCCAGTATCATCGACAATGATTGCTCCCACGTCCGGGTCGTCCTCGGCCATAGCTTTAAGCCGACCGGCTACCTCTTGAGTGTCCCGCCCCTGGGACTTCCAGACCAGACGGCAGACGTTTCCCTGCCGACGGTAAACCACCGTCTTGTCGGCGCCGAAGCGGGCAACGTCACAGGCCAGCGTAGCCTCGCCGATCGGGTCGAGCTGGCGCTGTACCGCTTCCATCAAGAGAGACCGCGGGACAATGGAGTCCTCCAGATTGTCCGGGAAGCGCCCGAGGACCGAGGCGATATACAGGGCCGAGTCGACGCCCCACTCCTGGCGCCGCTCTTCGATCTGTTGAGTGGTTACCATGCCGGGAATGACCTCCCGGTTTTGCTGGATGTTGGGCGTGTCGCCCGCTCCGATCTCGATGGTATGGTAGAGTTCTGACCCGCCGTGGAAAGCATCGTAGAACTCCCCGGAGCTGGCGAAGGCGTTCCCGGTCAGGAGCATCCGGGCCGGGTTGAGTCTCTTGACCGCGTCGATGTGGGATTGCTCGATGTTGTGGGCCTCGGTCAGGATGACCAGAAGGTTGGGGCTGTGGAAGCCCTGGATGTTGTACTCGTTATCAGTGGAGAAGCCCACAGCATACCGGCGGTCGTCGTATTCCCAGCGCGCCGTCCGGTACATCTGGCCGCCCAGCGGCATCCGCGCCGTGAGGTATGCGCTCCGGGCTTCCTTCCACACTATGTCAGAGACTTGCCGGTGGGTCGGGCCGAGGACTACGCAGATGGCCGGCGACCGGGTCGCCATCCACCACAGCATCACTCTGGCCGATTGCCAGTCCTTACCCGTACCGTTAGCGCCGACTACCGCGACCCGGTTGTGGTCACGGACGGCCCGAGCCATCTCTAGTTGCTTATTATATACAGAGGTACAGCCAAGGATTGACTGCCAAAAAAAGTCCGGGTCGTGCCGGCTGTGGTCAGCCAGGAATTGAGCGTCAGACTGGGACAGTGTGGTCATTTCGAGTAAGACGCGTTATGGATGGTCAGGCGTGTGCGGGATTTTGGCCCGGTGACTCGGACCTTATACTCACACTCGGGACATCTCGACCACCGGCTGGTCGTGCCATACTGTGCATCATGCTGGACCTCTACCCCGGCGGTTACGGGAGACCCGCCAGCCACACATAATACCCGGCGGCGGCCCTTCTTATCAAAGCTCTCGAATGTCCTCCCCTTCCGCTTCCTCCACGGCCAGATCGCACTCAGTATCGACATGCTCTGCCTCCACTATTTGACCGGCGCCGTCCATCGCTTCCCGGAGTAAGTCCGCAAAGGTGACGCCGCCGACCATGATGTTCTGCTGCTGTAGTTGTATCAGTGGCTTGTCCGGTATCAGTCCGCCGATGGTATCCAGCCGCCGGAGGATGTCCAACACGATCCCGGTGGCCCTTGCCGACTGGTCATCAGTCGGGCCAATGGCCTGGCTCCACCACCGGAGAAGGAGCCGCTCATACCTTGCCCGCTGGAGATTATATTCTAGTTGTACGGCTTCCTTATCGTCGCGGCGTACCTCGGCCAGCCGGCGGTGGATGTCGTTGTGGACTTGAGTTTTAGAGACTCCGACCTGCTCCGCGATGGCGGTCTCGGTCGCTCCAGCCATCTTCATCTGGAGGACCTGGGAGCGTCGATTCTCTGCCGCCAATGCCTTGCCGTTATTCAAACCCACGATATGGTCACTCCCATCGTCATGCGGCTATTCTATCACGTAAGTATCAAATCTTCTTTTATCGGGTTAACTGTGGACGCCTCACGGTCAAGAGCGACCGCGACGGCCTCCCGGATGTTATGCCGGAGCTTTCGGTCGAGCGGTATCTCCAGAGTCACACCGCCCAGCAACTCGACCAGATGTGTCTGCCACCGGATACCCGTCCGGCTGCCGTGGACGCGCCATCTGTAGCCGTCCGCCTCGATAGTGACCCTGACCATCTTCGCGCTATTCCGGGGCATGATCGCTCAGTAGCGCGACGGCTTCCTCGACACTCTCGACCCGGCCAGCTACCGCGCCGGTCGCTCGTATATCCTCAATAACCTTGGCCTGAACCAGAGTCAATTTCTTCCCCGGCTGCTTGACCTCCATCGCGTAAAACCGGCCCCGGTAGCCGACCAACAGGTCAGGGACTCCTACCGTCTGGTAAGGGGAGCCGTGGACCTTAAATACCCACGCGCCAAGGTTCCTCAGGTGCGCTATTATCTGCCGGTGTATTATGGCTTCCCTTGGCATTAATCTAGCCGTGTCGATAT